AGTCCGTGAGAGTTATCCCTTGTTCTTCCTGTAAGGTTATGAGCATCGCTATCGCCTGAGCTCTCACAGAGCATAATCGCATAAGCAATGTCTGTGTTCCAATCATATTGGGCTATTATATTATAGTAAGCGTCTATTATGTGGTCCACATTTTTATTGCCTAGCGTTTGGCTTTTAATAAAATAAGGCGGACTTACTGCGTAGACATACATATCACTTTCATTGTAGTAGTTTATAGGTTCTTCGTCCTCGCTAAACACAGTCCTATAAAGCAAAACTACTGAGATTAAAAGAAAGGATAATAAGATTATTTTTTTCATAGTTTGCCACTCTTGGCTTGCAAGTCTGAAAGTTTATCTGTGGTGGAACTTCTAAAAATAATTAGTTAATTAGTTAGTAAATTGACCTGTTCAATAAATTAAATAGTTAGTTAATAAATATAGTTAGTTAATAAAAAAGGACTCAAAAAAGTTCAAGCCCTGTTTTTTCATTTTAGCAAAACTATTAGAATATGTCAACTTTTTATCTCGGTTTTTACCTTCTAACATCGTCATATTCTTTCAATTTTAAGCACAAAATACGCAGTTCCTCGCAACTAAAAGCGTTCTCAATGCCTTCTGCCACAGCGGACAGACTTAGAGGATAACGACTCTTTCTGCTGTCTTTAATTGCTTCTGTAAGGATTTCTTTTTTAGTCAGTTTCATATTGTTTATAGTAAATGCTTATTATGTCTATAAAAATCGTCAGTGTGTAATATGTCCAACTCGTGTTGATACTCGTCTTCGTCAGGTACTTCGTCATAAAGACAAGTCTCCCCGCACTCCTCGCATTGTATAAGATAGATATTGCCTTCTGCTTCTTCCATCTCGTTATCAAGATAGATAAAGTCCTCGCAAGTACACTCGCAATAAAGTTCCCCTTGTTTTTCGTATATCATAGTTTTATAATTTTTTTTGAAGTTTTATCAAATCGTTATAAACATCTTTTCCATTATGTGCTTTAGCTCTCATATTTTCTACATCTTCCGCTATTTCTTTTTTTTGTTGGGAGAATAATTTTAGGATTTGGTCAGCTTTTTCGTAGCTTAATTTCTCAAAATCTAAATCAGCATTATTTCTTTTACAATACATTGCAAATTGTATTGTCCCGGCTATTTGTTGTCTTATTTCCTTTTTTGTTTTCATATTAGTTGAAATTTTCTCTGTAACTTAAAATTGCCTTTAATTGCTCTATGAATTTCTTTCTATTTTTTATTCCAGATTCTCTTGCGTCAGCTCTCATATGATTCCATCTTGCTTCTCGCATTCCCATTGGAGTAGTGGCAAGATGCTTGGCTTCTATTTCCATGTTAACAATTTCGACTTCAGTGTCCAAAATATCCTGCTTAATTTCCCAAGAAGATAGATGCTTATTACTTTCAGCCAATTTTTCTATTTCTTTTAGTTTCATATTTCAAAGTTATAGCCATTTCCTAAGTTATTAAATCCAATTTCCATAATGTATGCAATCACACAACTCATCACCCCAATTATTCAATGTAACTACATCATCTACCAAAAAATTAGCATGTGAGCTGAAGATTTTGTAATTAGAACAACGATATTTATATACATATTGTCTTTTCCCAGTTTTTGCACTGAATTTGGAATAAGGACAGATTGAAATCAGCTCCGTTCCTATACAAACTACTTTTTTGTAATTCTCTGCACCAACTAATTTCCCTGGTATTATTTTTCCACATTCTGTGCAGAAATGTACACCTTTATCATATTTTATAGTGTGCCGACTATATAACTCTTCTATTTCTAAATCATCGCACAAAATAAATGCTAATAGACCATCACTCCAATCATCACAAAAAATGTATCTGTCTTGTTTTATTTTTGATACAGTTCCTGTTACACCATGCCTTCCTCCATCTGTACAATAACACCTCACTTTATCTCCTATTTTAAATTGCATAGTTTAATTAACTTTACATTCGACCTTTATTTATAACTTAAGTATATACCTTTTCTATAATTTGTCAAGTGTTTCTAATAGTCATATTTTTTAGTTGTTTAAAAAATTATCAATATAATAAGGTCTGTCGGTTCCTGGAGTACAACCACAAGGAGAAAAGTTATCTCTTTCGTGATAAGAACATAAAGCAGGTGTGTCATATTTACCATATTTAATAAAAATATAATATCTCCCTGTTTTAATAACATCTCCTTCTTTAAATTCACTTGCTTTTTTTGCCTTTAATTCCTGGCGATTAAGCTGATATATCATAATATTTATTTAGTTATACTTCAACCTTTTACTTCTCATTGAAGTCAACCTCCTCGATACTAGTGTAGAGGATATTTTGTGTATGGTACACATTCCTCGATTGCTTCAATCATCTTTTCTCCTTTGTCAATCGTAGTAATCCAATTGTTACTCATGTGTGCAATATAATATCCTTCCGGACCATAAACTGTTCTATTAACAGAACATCTTAAACCCTTGAGACCTGTAAAACTAATATCATACGTAAAATTTTTTGCTTTTGTAACATATCTGTTATTCATCTTATTAAACTATTAACTATTAAATGATTTCTGCTAAAAGTATTATGGCTCTAAGGATAAAAAATCCCGCACAATAGATTGCAAAAACCGAAGTAGTAAGACCGACCCAAAACATTACCTTCTTAAATGCCTCGCCTCTCTCTTCTAACCTTCTTTGTTTTGTTTGTTTTGTATAACTCATATTATTATTTTATAGACTTGTAAAAATCTAAGAATTCCACCTCGCTAATACATTTTAGACCATATTTATTAAACTTGTATTCTGCTTCTATTTTGCTAAACTTCTTGCAATCTACAAGATAATTTAGATAGTCTTCTTTTGTTATGTCTTTGGACATATTATTGAACTATTATATTTTTAAAGGTACGGCCTTTTAACTTCTCAACCTTACCTCCCATTTTCATAAGAGGTAAAAGCAAAAGTCAAAACTTTACTATTCTCCCTTTGTAGCTTTCTTGCTGGTCTTTGTTATCAGAAAACCAAAAGCAATCTGGCTCGTCTGTAAAGGTTGCAGATAACGGCTCATAAAAATCAGATTTGCAGATGTTTTTCTCTCCAAAAGCTAGTGCTTCTTTGAAGATCTCAAAATCTCCTATCAACTCCTCTCCCTCTGTAAAGCTTTCTCCTATTCTCTTATAGAGTTTATACATTCTATTAAACTATTGTTTATAATGTCCGACCTTTACTACTTTAAGTATATACATATACAAAAGTTTGTCAGGTCCTTTACATTAACTTTTCACAAGCAATGAAAAAGTTTTTTAATGTTTTATTATTAGCCCTAATATCATCTGCTTTTTCTAAACGCTTTTTCAACTCAAGTAAAAATATTGTCATATTATAACCTTCTTTTTCTATCTGCTTTCGATTAAATGGCATTTTAACTTTTGTTTCTTTACTATATTCTAAAATGATTTCTTTTAGTTTCATAGTTTTATACTTAGTTTTATGTTGCTTTATATTCGACCTTTTGCTTATACTAGAATTCTATATTATTTTTGAAAGTTTGTCAAGGGGTAAAACAATAAACAAGCAAATAGAAAAAACTCTGTCATTAAACAGAGAATAGATTTAATATAAGAGAATAAGAGAAAAGCTCCGGACCGGAGCAAAACAAAAAAACTTATACAAAAGCAGAAGCCGTCAAGGTACTACAATGCCAAAAGAGAATATAAACGCCTTAGAGAGCAAATAAGAACGATAAATAAAATGCCTTATTCTCAAAAAGCATGTTATCGGTAAGAAAAGAGGTAAAGTATAGCAAACACGCCAACAATAGAATTAAAGTATTATAAGATGTTAAATAATGTTAAATGATATTATAAAAATCCGGCGCCTTAAAGAAATGTGAACCACATATTAAACAATAGACAATATAGAAGAGAAAGACTAAGCTAAGAAAGATATTATTCTATTAAAAGCAATAGATAGTAATGTGAACCACATAAATGAATGTAAATGTAGTCTTAATGTATCTTGTATTAGCATTTTGTCTAACCCACAACCACATACTTCGCATAACATCAAACAACACACTTCTTAAAGGTAATACTTTATGTGGACCACACTTCGCATAATGTAAATCACAAATGTGGACCACACATAGACGGGGGGAGGGTAGGGAGAGTTGAACAGGAGAGGGGGATATATATTATGATACTACACATACACTCACTCGTACTACATGCAGACACTTACTAATAAGCTTGTAAGAGGTGCAATATAGTTATGACAATCCAGTACCCCTTAGGGGAATAAAGTTATCAACTCTATTAGCCATTGTCTCTTGGTAGAGTTTAAGTACATCACCTATCTCATTGGTCTGGTTAGCCGTTGAGTCGGGAACCCGTGATACCTCAGGTTTTAACCTTACCCCTTTATTTAGAATTCTGCAAACTAGTATGCTTGGCGTTTATTTATAGTGGTCAATTCCAGACTTGTCGCTGTAAGGAAACCTACAAGCCAGTACCCTGCCACTTATTAACTAGTATGTGCTGCACCTCTTGACTACATAATATCAGAACCGCATATCTTGTCAATAGCAGAAGCTTATTATTCCGCTGTGAGATATTCTTTTTAAAAGCATAAAACTGTTCTTTTTGTGCTTAAAATAAGGTATATCGTAAGCATTTTCGGCGTTTTAAAGTTGACAAGATTTGACATCTGCCAGCGGACAAGTTATACTTGCACAAATGCAGAAGACTCATAAACTATTTAGAAAAATAAAAATACACACTTTAGACATAGGGCTTATTAAACTTAGCTCGTTTGTTTTTGGAATGGCTACGGTTTTAATCTTTCCATCTTTGCTTGGACTAAGGACTGATACACTTATCTTGGTTGGACTTATAGCTGCTATTCATCCTGTAATGGTGTGGTTCAAATGATGGCTAAAGGAAGAACAACAGAAAAAAGAATAGAAGCATTGTTTAAGGAGTTCATGGAGAGGGCTACTTCTGGTGAGAAGATGAACATGTATCAGTATCAGCTGGATAAAGGATATTCTCATTCTTCTGCTAAAGCATATAAGTTAGCAGGAACAAAGTCTTGGTTAAAGTGTCTTGATAAGATAGACGACTCTGCTCTGGCTAATCGCCTTGTAGATATTTCTAAAGGTGGAACCGACCAAAACTCTATTCGTGCGATACAAGAACTTTTTAAGCTTAAAGGAAGATACCCAAAAGAAGGTAGGGGGATAGGTATTAAAGACGAAATACTAGAACTTTTTGAAGAAGGCGACTACGAAGAGCAAGAACCAAAACAACTAAAATAAACATTATAGACAAATTATGAAAGAATATATGCCAGGGCAAACAACTAAAAAAGAGGTTTTGTTAATTACAGGTGGTGCGGGCTTCGTCGGTTCTCACATGGTAGAGGGGGTGTTAAAGAACACTGACTGGGATATTATTATATTAGACAGACTTGATTTGTCTGGAAACTTACATCGTTTATTAGACATTGACATCTGGGAAAAAGAAAAGAACAGAGTTAGTTTCTTATGGTGGGATTTAAAATCTGCATTGAATGTGCCGATTAAAGCAGACTATGTATGGCATTTAGCCGCATCAAGCCATGTAGACCGTTCAATAGAAGACCCTTGGTTATTTGCGATGGACAATGTAATTGGAACTGTTAATCTTTTACAAGCCTGCCGAGAGATGAATCCAAAAAGAATTATTTATTTCAGTACGGATGAAGTGTTCGGAACAGCACCAGACGGGGTAGACTACAAAGAATGGGATAGATATAACTCAGGTAATCCGTACTCTGCATCAAAGGCGGGGGGAGAAGAGTTTGCATTAGCGTTTGCTAACACATACAAGTTGCCGATTATAGTGACACACTCGATGAACATCTTCGGCGAAAGACAACATCCAGAGAAGTTTATACCTTTAGTTATTAAGTGTGCGTTGAAAGGAGAGAAGGTGTTTATTCACGCTTCAGAAGATAAAAAGAGAGCAGGACAAAGACATTACTTACACGCAAGAAATATATGTGCCGCACTTTTATTCTTAACAGAGAATGGTAAGTGTTTAGACGGTTCAGGAAAACAAGGTAAATATAACATAGTGGGGGAGGAGGAAGTAGACAACCTTACATTAGCAAAGATGATTGCCGATATACTTGGTAAGAAGTTAGAATATGAAATGGTGGATTTTCATTCCAGCAGACCAGGTCATGATTTACGATATAGTTTATCTGGAGAGTTATTAGAAAGCGAAGGATTTTCATATCCAAAGAGTTTTAGAAGTAGCTTAGAGAAGGTAGTGCAATGGTATCTTTATCGTCAAATTTGGCTGGAATAGAATATGGATTTAGTATCTTGTGTCCATATAGAGACAACAGAAAGCTTTAACAATGGATTAGAGACCTTTGAAGGTAATTTATACATCACAGATGACTCTTGTGGTAAGTATAAATACCCTTTTGAGGTTTTAGATTACAGAGACTTTCCGCTTTTTAAGTATTTACACAAGTCTTCTGCGTCAAAAAACTATGCTCTTTACAAATCTAAAGCAGATATAGTCTTTATTATTGACTCAGATTGTGTGATTGAACCAGATTTTCAAGATAAACATCTTGATGCACTGGACACAGAAGGTTGTTTGTGGGATAATCCTTTAGAAAACACAGGATTTTATCCAAGAGGTTTTCCTTATTCAGCAAGAGACAAGAGAGTTGTCGCAAATGTAGGTCTTTGGACAAATGTACTTGACATAAATGGTGCGGATAGAAGTAAAAACGAGCCAAATAAACCAGAAATAACTGGAACTCGTGTATCAACTTCTTTTGTCCCATTTTCTGGTATGAATGTTGCTGTTAGAAGAGAAGCAATACCAGCATTATTCTTTCTACCGAACATAGGAAATTTCAAAAGACACGATGACATATTTGGCGGATACATATTTCAATCAATAGTAAAGAAAAAAGGAGATTGTATTACTTACGGGGAACCGTTTGTTAAACACGAAACCTTTATTATTTCAGAAGAAGATGCCGAAGACGAATTAGAGATGAACGAGTATCAAGATAAGTTCTGTCAAGTAGTAGATACTGCTATTGCAAAGATAAAACCTACCACTTACGCAGATATGTACAAGCAGTTTGTAAGAAAAGTCAAGTTTAGTGGAAGATTTAAAGGATTTAATAAACCTATAAGAATATGGAGCAACTTATTTCGTGGGTAGTATGTACATATAACCGAACTCCACTAACAGAACAGTTTATGGACCACAACCTGGCAAGACTTGGAACAACAAGACCAGAGTTAATATGGATAGACAATAGTTCAACAGATGGCGTGGAGAGACTATGGGATAAGTATAACCCAGACATAATCATTAAAAGACCAAACGATTGCCTTAGCAAGTCAAAGAACGCCGCTTACGCTGTTTGTAGAGGAGACTGGATTATAGATTTAGAAAATGATTTCTTAATGCCAGATAATTGGTTGCCAGAAATGTTAGAATATGGCAAAGCGATTGAAGGCACAGGTATAATGGCAACAATGGTTGAGAGGTGGGATGCAATTTTAACATTAGAATACACAACACCAAAGTCAATTATAAATGGAAAGGAAGTTATAGTGTGTAGAGCAATAGGTCCAAGAATCTTCAGTAGAGAAGTATTCAAGAAGTGTGGATTTTTAATAGAAACATATGGACTTTATGGAGATGAAGATATTGAAATAAGTGATAGAGCCGCAAATGCTGGACTTATAAATTATATTATTCCTTCAATAACTGGAATACACGCTGGTAATGGGGAGTGGGATATGGGAGAATATAGAGCAGCAAAAGACGAAGGACTACACCACCCAAAAGTTAAACTTCCAGAAGGACAACTTTATTTTAATCCATTTGTATGCAGGTAATTATTCCAGGAACATTTGATTTATTACACGAAGGACATAAAGAGTTAATCAGGTTTGCTCTGTTAATTAGTAAAGATATTATAATCACAATTAACGGCGATAAGTTTTCTAAACTTTTAGGAAAGAAAACAAGTCAGACCGAACAAGAAAGACTTAAAGGATTAAAAGATTTTATTAACTGCCCTGTTTATATTGTAAACTCTGAATCTGAATCTTTAAAAATAGCGATAGACAACGCACCTTGTTTCAGACTTACAGGAGATGACTGGGATATTAGCAAAACAAGTAAGAGGTGTGGCGTTGATAGAAGTTTTTGGAAAAGAAATAACATCTATCTTATTTATAAAGACAGAGTTCCCAACATAAGCAGCACAAAATTAAGAAATGCCCAGACCAAAAGTAATACTGTATCCATTTAAAGCAGGACCATTAGATGGAAAAAACTGGAAAGAAACACTTGATACTGGGATAAAAGAACTTAAAGACTTCAACTGGCAACTTGGTTTTGGAACATTGCTTGGAATGGTCAGAGATAAGACAGTAATTCCGCACGATTTAGACTTAGACATAGATGTAATGATGGAAGATGAATACAAGCCGAACACAGATGCACTTCATCAAAGTTATTTAACAAAAGGATTTCGTCTTATTAAGATGCAAGAGTGGGGTGGTTTAATAATGTCGTTAGCCTATATGCACGAAAAGACGAATGTGATATTTGACATCTGTTTCTTTTATGGTATATGGGGTGATGATTTTCTACACCTTGGAAGTGACGGAATTGTTATCAGACCGAGATGGACCTTAAAAACTATTAAACTACTTGGATACAACATACCTGAAAGATATGATGATTATCTTACAGGAAGATATGATGATTGGAGAACTCCAGTTTCTGGGAAAAAAGATTGGTTTGATTACGCTAATAAATACTTTATAAAATATGATTGAAAAACCAAAAGTAATTAACGATTTAAAACTCCAAGAAAAGATTGGTTGGACTCCACACAGTGGTCAGAAAAAGATTATAGACTGCCACGCAAGAGAGAAGATTATATGTGCAGGAAGAAGATTTGGGAAAAGTGATACTTGTGCTTATGAGATAGTAAAAGACGCACTTTTAGGAGATAGAAGAATATGGATAGCCGCACCTTCTTATGAACTTTCTAAAATAGTGTTTGACAGGGTAGTTATATTTCTTTCAAAAGTAATTAGCCCAAGTCATTTCAGAATACAGATGAAACCATTTCCAACACTTACGCTGACTAACGGAAGTATTATTGAAGGAAAGTCGTGTGAGGCAAGGTCTGGTATGCTTGGTAGGTCTACTAACTTAGTAGTAATAGACGAAGCAGCACTTGTAGATGAGAACATCTGGCAACAATATATCAAGCCAACAACACACGAACAAAAAGGTAGAGTTGTTTATATAGGAACACCAAGAGGATTAAATTGGTTTTATGATAAGTTCCTGGAACTTCAAATAAAACACACAGCGTTTCAATTCAAGACTTCTGACAACCCATTGTTTGACTTAGTAGAATATAATAAAGCAAGAGAGAGTCTGCCAGAAAAGGTTTTCGCACAAGAATACGAAGCAGAGTTTTTAACAGAAGCAGGATTAGTTTTTAGAGGAATAGACTTAATTGTTGACGATACTTTGGCAGAACCAGTATTGGGAACAGCATATATATTAGGAGTGGACATAGCAAGGCATACAGACTACACAGCTTTGACTGTAATGGACAGAACAACCAAGAAGGTAGTTTATCTCGACAGGTTCAAAGAACTTGATTATCCATACCAAAAACAACGCATTTTAACATTATCACAAAAATATAATAACGCAAAAATAATAATAGATTCAACGGGCATGGGAGATAGCGTGGCTTCAGACCTAATGCGACAAGCGTTTGTAGAAGAATACCCACTATACAGCCATAAAGCAAAACAACAACTAATAGATAGACTTATAATCTTTATCGAACAAAGGGTTATAAGGATACCAAATAACGAAATACTTATAAATGAGTTAAAAAAATACGAGGTAAAAGTTTTAGAAGCGTCTGGAAAGTATAATTATTCAGCACCAAGAAGTGGGCACGATGATATGGTTATATCATTAGCACTAGCAACTTGGGGATTACAGCCGAATAAACTATCAGACGTAGAAGAAACAGAAACCATAATAAAGCACAATGACTACGAATAATATATATAAAATCATAGCGGACGAAGTTCAAGATTTCAAACAAAATCCAGCTCTTGTTATTGAAGGGTTTGTAAGAAATCAAAAAGAAGTTATTGAAAAAATCATTCGTCTTTATAATTCAAAGTTCAAAGACGGAGAGTTTGACAGCGAAGGGTTTAGAAAATACTTCAAGAACATTGTAAAGAACCCTTGCAATTCTTCAACGAAAGCAATTAAGTTCTTACCAGCCGATATAATGATTATTCCTGCTGCTGGTCAAGATGACCTTAAAGCGTGGATAATGGATAGAGATTTCAAATACTGGATGAAAGAAAAGCAGTTCGCAAAGATTCTTAACAGAATGTTTATGGACTTGCCGATTTTTGGTAGTGTAGTTTTGAAACTTGTCGGCGATAATTTACACTTCGTAGACTTGAGAAACTTAATCAATGAACAAGCTGCTGATAAACTTAAAGATGCTTCTTATACAATTGAGCAACATTATTACTCGCTTGACGAGATGAGAAAGAAACCTTGGGATAACATTGAGGAAGCAGTTAAAATGTGGAGAGAAACTAAAAGACCTTATGTAAGAGTATTGGAAAGATATGGTGAAGTTCCAGAATCAGAGTTCGGCGGAGATGAAAACAAATATACTTACGCAAGACATATTGTTTATATGCCAGACACAAGGTATATGGACAGAATTGAAACCAACACAAAAGGTATTATTTTAGACGCTACTAAAATTAAAAGAGATGAGTTCCCTTACAGAGATTTCCATTTTGAAAAGATACCAGGTGCTTGGCTTGGAATAGGTAGAGTTGAACTTCTATCTGACCCACAATTAAGAACTAACGAAATAACAAACTTACGAGTTAAATCTTCTTATGTTGCTGGATTAAACATCTGGCAAACAAGAGATGATAATGTTAAAAAGAATCTTATCAAAGATGTTAAAACAGGACAAGTTATTACTGCGATGGACAGAATTGAGAAAGTTCCAACAGAAGAAAGAAACCTGTCAGCATTTATTGAAGAGGAAAGAAGTTGGGCTGGAAATGCAGACCAAGTAGCATTTAACTATGATGTTATTAGAGGAGAAAGAATGCCAGCAGGAACACCTCTTGGTTCAGCACAATTAGCAGCACAGATGATTACTTCATACTTTGAACACATTAGAGAGAACATAGCATCAGATGTTAAAGAGTTAATCTTTAATGATATTATTCCACTGTTTAAAAAGACAGGAGAACACTATATCAGACTTGTCGGAGAAGACCTTGATAAATGGCATCAACTTAAAACTAATGCCAGAGCAAATCTTGAACTGTTTAAGTTCCTTGTTCAAAAGAAAACAATACCTACCTCAATACAATTTGATGTGATGAAGAGTGTAATTAAAGACAAAGTGAAAGCAAGTAAAGATTCACCGCTAATTCCCGCAGAGTTTTACAAAGACTTAAAGTATTCATTAGACATTGTTATTACAGGACAAGAAAGAGATTTGAGAGTAGAAGCTGCTAATATGGCAATGATACTTCAAACAATGGTAGCCGACCCAACAGTATTAACAGACCCAGTAAAGAGAAAGATATTTAGCAAACAACTTGAAGCAGTAGGAATTAGTATCAACGATATTGAACCAGAAGAAGCACAATCACAACAAACACCAATAGAGAAAAGAACACAACAAGGTGGTGGTATTTCAGCACCTAGTATGCCTCAAGTAATGCAACCTGGACTATGATTGAAAAAGACTTAAACGAAAAGTTAGACGAAATATCAAAAGGAATATATGGTGTTGCTTTAACACAATATATTGACGAGCAGATTAAAAAGATAGACACAGTAAGAGATGCACCAACACTACAAGAAGTCAGAGGTAGAGAGATTGCAGTAAAGTATATGGAAAAATTAAAACAAAGAATAGCAAAAGTGGAAGAGGTTGAGCCTTCCATAAACGAGTATTTATAAAATAATAGGGTAGGAATCCCTTAAAATCCAATGATAGAAGAAAAATTAGAGACCACCGACTCTGAAAACGGTGATGAAGAGAAAACTTCTGAAAAAACAACGGAGGAAACTCCGAAAGAGGACATCGAAGCTAAAAATCGTCAGCTCTTTGAGAGGACGAAAAAAGCCGAACAGAGGGCTAAAGTAGAAGAAGCTGAGAAGTTAATTCTACAAAAGCAAACGAAGGTTGGTGAAACACCTGACTCTTCCGAGCTAGCCAAAACTGTCGTTGCTATGAAAGATTACACGCCTGCTGAAATTGATTACATTTTCAAGCAAGCGAAGTTTCTCGGCATAACTCCTACCGAAGCAATAAGCAACGAAGATGTTCAATTATTCTTAGAAGCAAAACGGGAGAAACTCCAAAGGTCGGAAAAGACGCCCGAACCATCTACTAAACAAATTCCAGACACTAAAGGCTTTGAAGAGTGGACTAATGATACTTTGCGTGAGGCAACTCAAGCAGGTGATTATGAAGCTATAGATAAGTTTAGAGAATGGATGAGAAAAAAGTAGATAAAACACAATGGCTACAACTTTAACAAAAGCAAATTTCGCTGGCTCAGGAGTATCTGCTATGGTTCCTTCCTTTTGGTCGGACATGATGCAGGTTCCTTTGAGAAAAGGTCTAGTTGCTGATGCTGTTGCTAACAACCAATTTCGTGCAAAATTAACTAAAGGTGATACAATTCACTTTCCTTATATTGCCGAAACGGCTGCTTCAGCACACACAGCAGGTGGAACTTTCGCACCGCAAGATATATCTTCTACAGATGAAAATCTAGTAGTTGACACAGCATATCTTGTTGCTAACTACATCGAAGATTTTGAAGAGCTACAAGCTAACTACTCTTACATGCTTGACCTTGCAGACAATGCAGGATACAAATTAAGAGATGTTATTGATACAGCAGTTTTACTTGAAACTACTGCCGCTGCATCAGGACTGTTCTACGAATCAACAGGTGTACCAATTGCTCATGCTGCAACAAATCTGGCTTCTGGTGCTATTACTGCGACAACTGCAAACATTATCAATGTGTTCGCAAACGCAAGATTAGCTCTTAGAAAACAAAATGTTGAGGAAGCAGGAGATTGGTGCGTGGTTACATCCCCAGAGGTTGCAATGTTGATTGAACTTGTTGGAACTGAAAAAGGATTCAGCGTGGCTGATGCGACACTTCGCAACGGTTATGCAGGAGGATTCCTTGGTTTCCAAGTTTATATCTCTAACAACCTACCAGATGGTTACAACTATTTTGGAAGAAAGGGTATGATACACTCAGTTATCCAAGCCTCTCCTAATGTTCAAATCAAAGATGTTGCGAATAAACTCGGTAAAAACCTTGTTTCTTCAATACTATTTGGTGTGAAAGCATTTTTGAGAAGCAAATCAAGATACCTAGTAGTAAAAATTACTACATAGAATCTTTCCTTAGTCCCTACGGGGGCTAAGATAAGGGTTTTATAAAATAATAATAATACAATGACATTAGCAGAACTTCAAGCCGATACACTTTTTTTGGCAAACACTGTGTCCGCACAATATGCAGACATTGCTATTAAAAGAAATCTTAATATACATTATGATATTGCTGTTTTAGACATATGGGATTCTGCGGCTGATTGGCAGTTTGACGAAGGAATAGATGAACTACCGATAGGAACTGCAGCATTAGTAGCAGAACAAGATAACTATGCTATACCGACAGACGCAAGAGAGGTTGAAAGAGTAGAAGTAAAAGATTCAAACGGAAAGTATATCAAATTAGTTTCAATAGATTCTGCCAACATAAAAGATAGTCTTGAGCAGTTTAGAGGGAATAGTGGAACACCAGCTTATTACGATATAATAGGCAGGTCTTTAATTCTTTACCCAACACCAAGTTATAGTTCAGACGAAGGACTTTTAGTAGCAGTAAGTAAATCAGTTACACAACTATCAGAAAGCACAGACGAGCCAAGAATTGAAAGAGAGTTTCACAGAATAATTAGTCTTGGTGCGGCATTAGACTGGTGTATAGCAAAAGGTAATCCAACAAAGCGTGCCGAAATAGAGAGAGAACTTCTAAAGCTTCAAATAAAATTAAGAAAGTTTTATGCAAACAGAAACAAAGACTACGACACCAGGATTAAACCTGCAATGCAAAACTACGAATAACATTAGTTGCACATATATTTTAAGCAACTTTACAGAGTTTCAGGTTGGTTGTTTTCAGGTAAGGATAAATAATCCCTTCATTCATTTGAACAGATTAGGACACAAGATGGAATATGTTGTTATGGGGCAACACGAATATACAGAGATAGATTCTGACATTGTAATGTATTCCAGAGCATATACACAAGACCCATTTCGTTCTTTATGGAAACATAAATCAGACGGAAGAAAGATAGTTTATGAAATGGACGATGATATTTGGAACATACCAGAACTGAACCCAGCACACGATGGCTATGGCAAGAAGATGAAAAGTGATATTAGCGGATTGTGTAAAGAAGCAGACTTAGTTATTGTAAGCACAGAAGCATTGAAAGAAGTTGTTATAGAAGAAACAGGACAAAAGAATATAGTAGTTATTCCAAACGCTTTAGACTTAGACAAGTTTAAACTACGACCGAACAAAGAAGGATTAAGAATAGGCTGGACAGGAGGTGCAAACCATTATGAAGATTTAGACATTGTTTTACAAGCAATACACGACCTTCAAGAAGAATACGATTTTGAGTTCATTATACAAGGATTAACCGCTGGACCGTGGGATGCTGACGCTTATTCAACAAACCTTATTTTAGAAAGAGGAGAACCGAAAGAAGCAATGCTTGCAATGAACACACAGAAGTTAAACATTTATAAGAAGTTAAGAAAGTTAAAAAACTTCAAACATATTCCCTTTTACCCGCCAGAAATGTATGCTTCTGTATTAAAAGAAATAGACTTAGACATTGGACTAATTCCAATAGTAGGACACAAGTTTGATAAATCAAAATCAATTATTAAGTATTTAGAATATACCGCAACAGGAACCGCAGTAATAGCATCAGAAGAAGACCCATATAAAGATGTTATCTATACTGTTAAAAATAAATATAAGTATTGGTATAACGGAATTAAAGAGTTAATAGAAAATAAGGAGTTAAGAAATCAACTCGCTAAACAACAACACAAACAACTCTTTCCAAAATATGATATGAAAGAAGTAGTTAAACAATACGAAAAAGCATTATGTGGACTTATAAAGTAAAAAAAGCAACAACATTTATAAACAAAGTAAGAGAGAAACTATTAGGTTTTCTTTTACAGGAAAATGGTGCTTATATACTTACGCAAGACGGCGGAAAGATTATTGTCAGAGATAGTAGATGGTCTAATAAAACAAAGAGTTCTACAAATTGGTCATATAAAACAAAAACATAAAATCATAAAATCATAAAGAGACATTTAAAAATATGGCAACAGATAAAAAAATAACTGACTTCACAGAGCTAACACCAGTTGGAAATAATGACTGGGTAGCTGTTGTTGATACAGCAACAGACGAAACTAAAAAAGCAAAAAGGTCTGAGTTCAAAGGAGATACAGGTTTAACTGGAGATACTGGATTGACTGGAGATACGGGAGCACAGGGTATTCAGGGTATTCAAGGTTTAACAGGAGATACTGGAGACACAGGATTAACTGGCGACACAGGAGCAACAGGAGCTTCTATTACATCCGCAGCGTTTGTTGTTGATGATATGGTATTTACAAAAGATGATACCAATACAGTTACATTAACAAATGCTAAAATAGATTTAAAGGGAGATACAGGAGCACAAGGTATTCAAGGTGTAACTGGTGATACGGGAGCACAGGGCATACAGGGCATTCAAGGTATTCAAGGTGAAATAGGAACTGCTGCTACCGCTGATGCTGGAACTACTACTACTGGAGTACCTGGAACATCTGCTGCAGTTGTCAACTCAGGTTCTACAAGTGCTGCTATATTTGATTTTACAATTCCAAGAGGTGATGTTGGTGCGACTGGTGCGACTGGAGACCAAGGAATACAAGGAATACAAGGCATACAAGGAATTACTGGTGACACTGGGGATACTGGTGCTACTGGTGAACAGGGTATTCAAGGAATACAGGGTGAAACTGGAACAGGAATTACAGAAGAAACAATAGGATTTACGGCAACTGGTGGAACAACACCTAAAACTTTAACAGTAGATGATAACTTTGTAGTTTCTACTCAATTATCTGCTATAGGTGCTAATACCGCAAAGACAACAGAAAGCACAACCGTTACTTCTCCTTTAGTTAAAACAACTTATGATATTTCTATTCCTGCTGCTACAAACGCAGTTGCAGGACACGCTACAGTAGCACATATTACGGCTATTGAAGCTAATACAGCAAAGAATACTAATGTTTCCACAGCTTTAAGTGTAGGAACAGTAGGAGTAAATACGGTAGCAATCACTTCAGATGGTGGAGCAGATGATGTCACTCTTCCAGCAGCAACAGTTTCTGCCGCAGGAATGCTCACAACGGCTAAATGGGGTGAAATAGTTGCAAATACAAATAAAGTAACTAATGCTACACATACAGGAGACGCTACAGGTTCAGGGGCACTAACTGTTGTGGCTATCAATGCTACAAATATGGCAGGGTTAGCAACTGGCATATTAAAAAATACAACAACAACAGGAGTTCCAAGTATTGCAATAAACTCTGACTTACCAGCTATGAGTGCAACAGTAGGAGGAGCAGTACCAACACCACCAAATAATACAACAACCTTTCTTAGAGGCGATGGAACTTTCGCAGCACCAGCTGGTGGTGGCGATATGGTTCTTGCAGATATTCAATCTGTTACTGGATTAAAAACTTTTGATACAATTAAACTTGCGATTAAAGGTTCTTCAACTGGTTCAACAGCTATTGCTTCGGCTAACGCTTCAGCTACTTCTTACACAGCAACTTTACAAGCTGTTACTGGAACTTTAGCTTATCAAGCTGATGTAACTTATATCGGCACGACTTCTGTGGCTCTTAATCGGACTTCTGCTGCTTTAACTTTGGCTGGAATTACATTAACAACTCCTAATATTGGAACACCAAGTGCAGGTGTTTTAACTTCTTGCACAGGATTACCTTACAGTGGTTTAGCAAATGGAACAGACGGTAATTTAATTACTTGGGATGCCGCTGGTGTAATAGCTGTTGTAGCAACAGGAGATGCTACACAGGTTTTAACTTCTAATGGTGTTGGTACTGCTCCAACTTTTCAAGCTGCTGCTGGTGGAGGTGGTGCTGTAGATTGGATAGTTAAAAATAATACATACACGTCAGAGAATGGAGATGGTATTTTAGCAGATACTTCAGGAAATACTTGGACTTTAACTTTACCAGTAATACCAGATGTAGGATATGTTGTTGGAATTTCAGATAGCACAAGTTCTTTTTCTACTAATAATTTAACTATTGCAAGGAATGGAAGTAAAATAATGGGAGAATTGGAAAATTTAGTTGTAGACATAAACGATGCTTCATTCTTACTTGTTTATACAGGTGATTCTACTGGTTGGAAATTAGATACTTTTTTTCCAGTTGGCAGTCAATTAGTTAAAGCAACGGGTGCAGAAATAGACACGGGAACAGACGATGCTAAGTTTGCTACTCCCAAAGCAATAGAAGATAGTGGTTTAGCAAAAACTTCTGAAATACCCGTTAAAGCAACAGCTGCAGAATTAGATACAGGAGAAGATGATGCAAAGTTCGCTACAGCATTAGCAATTAAAGATTCACATAATGTTCCAAGTGTAGTTCCAAGCACAGCAGGAAAGGTTCTTACTTCTGATGGAACAGATTGGATAAGTGCAGCTATTGGAGCAGCAGATTTACCAGCAGCTTTAACACCAACAACAATAGATTTAGGTCACGCTTCAGATACAACCCTTTCAAGAAGTGCCGCTGGAGTATTAGCAGTTGAGGGTGTAGTAGTGCCGACAATAAGTTCTGTAAGCACTTTTACAAATAAGAGAGTAACTATCAGATATGATGGAACTACTTCTCATGCTACACCAACAATAAACACAGATAATGTAGATATGTATGGATTAACAGCACAAGCAGAAGCGATTACTTCAATGACCACTAATTTATCTGGAACACCTACTCAAGGACAGAAACTTTGGATTCAAATAACTGGAACTGCTGCAAGAGCAATAAGTTGGGGGGCATCTTTTGAAGCATCAACGGTCGCACTTCCAACAACAACGGTAACCACTGCACGATTAGATGTCGGATTTGTCTGGAATACAGTAACAAGTAAATGGCGATGTATCGCTGTAGCATAAACAAAATGAAAATGTTCAAAAAAAAGATAACTGAAAACCATATAACAAGACGACAATTTAGCTATTCAAAAGGAATGATTAGTTTAGAATTCACACTGAGAGTAGATATTAAAACAGAGTTAGAAGTATTTAAGGAACTTTTGCTCAAAGCCCTTGAGGATATTGAGCAAGAGATAGATAAATAATATGAGTACAGTAAAAGTATTAGTAGTAGCTGGAGGAGCTGGTGGAGGAGGAGAAAACATTGGAAACGCTGGTGGCGGTGGTGCTGGAGAATTTCTTACAGATGCAGCATATTTAGTAACTGCTCAAGCATATTCAATAACAGTTGGTGATGGGGGTTCTGCTGGTGCAACTGATACGAAAGGTAGTAACGGTACAAATTCAGTCTTTGGTACTATAACAGCTACTGGTGGTGGCGGTGGCGGTATATATGATGCTGAAGGTCCAGATACAAATGGGCTTGCAGGTGGTAGTGGTGGCGGTGCTGGACAAGCTAGTTCTGGAGTAGGTGGAACATCACAAACTGGTGGAAATGCAGGTGGAGATACAACTGGAAATAGAAGTGGTGCTGGTGGCGGTGGTGCTGATGCTGTTGGTGGTACTGGTGGTGACCCTGACCCTGGAAATGGTGGTGTAGGATTAGCAAGTTCTATTTCTGGAACATCGGTTTATTATGCAGGTGGAGGCGGTGGTGCTGCACATTCTTCTTCATCAGACCCAGCAGAAGGTGGTACTGGCGGAGGTGGAAATGGTAGATATACTACTACTGTAGGACAAGATGGAACTGTAAATACTGGTGGTGGCGGTGGCGGTGGAGGAGAAAGTGTTGCTGGTGGAGATGGTGGTTCAGGAATAGTAATTATTAGTTATATAACAGCAGATTTTGGCGAATGCACAGGAGGAACAATCACTACTGACGGTGCAGATACAATACACACTTTTACAAGCAATGGAACTTTTACAGTAGTAGCAGCACCAGTCGCAAAAGGAAACTTCTTTATGTTCTTCTAATGAAAATTAACGATACAATACACCCTGAATTTATAATACTTATACCAATAATTATGGACTTATCTTTTAATTAAAATATGGCAACACAAATAGCAGATAAAAATAAAGTATTTCAAGATATAATTTAAATAATAAAAATTATGATATTATCAGACATATTAAAATTTATACCTAGTTCTAAGGCAATAGCTACGGAATTAGATGTAGGAGAAGATGATGCTAAATTTGCCACAGCATTAGCGATTAAGAATGCTAAAAATGTTCCAAGTGTAGTTCCTGGTGACAATGGAAAGGTTCTTACGTCAGACGGAACAGATTGGACAAGTGCAGCACCAGCGGAAGATGTAACAAAACTTCCATTAGCAGGAGGCACATTATCAGGAGATATTCAGCTCGGAGAAACAGATATTAAATTAGACGCAGTTTTATCAGCAGATGAGAAATGGTCAGGCATAGTCATCGCTGTAACATTAGGTTCAACTGCTGCTTTAGGAGAAGTTTGTTTCTTAGCGAGTGATAGTAAGTGGGATAAAGTAGATGGGATATTAGACGGAACAGATGTTGGCTTCAAAGCACAATTAGGAATATGTTTAGTGGCAGGTAATGCAGATGCTGCTTCTGAAATGTTACTTTATGGAAAGGTTAGAAGTGCTGGATTCCCTAATTTTACAGTAGGTGCTCCAGTTTATCTTCACGATACAGCAGGAGATTTAGTCGTAGCTCAGCCGAGTAGTGCAAACTTCGCAATTCGTATTGTTGGATACGCAATTACAGTTGAGGATTTATTATTTAATCCATCTAATGACTATATCGTCAAAGTTTAATTATGACATATATTAAAATTTTTATTAACTAACAAAACACAAAATATGGATTATGGTCCAAATTTAATGAGGGATGGAACTATTTCAACTATTGGACAAGGTCCAACACAGTGGTACACATTTCAAGCAAGTAATGCAAATGATGGAAATACGGGTGGAACAGCTTATGGGATAACACTCGGTGCCCCTGCAAGCTATAATGATGGTAGAGGATTAACATTAACATTTTCTCGTGCCATATCTCCAACTCGTTTTGTACAATATGGATATAATCTTACATTTAATTATGTAATTCAGTATTATGCAAATGATACTTGGAATACTATTGATACAATAGCAAACTCGTCTGGTACAATGAACTTAGATTTTAATCTTGATAGTGCAATATCTTCAACACAATGGAGATGGTATATTGCAAATTGGAACAACCCAGATACTAATTATTATTGTTTTGAATTTGAAGTATATGAAGAATTACCAGCAGGTCCAGCAAATCTTAAATCTTATAACGGATTATTAAAGGCAAACATTAAATCTATAATGGGGTTGGGGATTGGTTCGGTCAAATCAGTTAATGGCTTATCTTAGATG